GAATAGGACAAACCAGTAAAGTGACATATGTTGATTTAATGGCGGAACATACCATAGACGAAAAGATTGTAAAATCATTGAATGCTAAAATAGATTTAGCCAGTCAAGTGATGGGAGAAGATCCTAAAAAGATATTATTCAGCTAATGCTCTTTCGAGCAATACTTCGAGTCTTATTACTCGTTCTTTTATTTCTGGGATGTCTGACAATATTATTGCTTCTAGTTGGGTTTGTTTTGATTCAACTGCTTGTAATCTTTGTGTCATCATTCCGTAGGTTACCCCAGCGGCTACGAGTATTAAACCAAACCAAATAATATTTTTAAGACTATTTTCCATTATATATTAAAATTACTTGCTGCCTTTAACGGCTGATAATCTAGGTTATTTAAAGATGCAAGCCCTCCTTGATTTAAATTCATTCCCATTAAGGCGTTCAGGTCAGGTTGTCTAACTAAATAATTATTATCTTTGTATGATTCCATACTAGGGGGTATACCTAAGAAATAACTATTGTCAAAACCCCCTCTGAAATCAGAAGGTAATTTAAATACTCTTTCAAAATCAACATCGTCTGTAATCTGAAAATTATCGGAAAAATCTTTAGGGTATCCACTATGTGGAAATCCTTGATTATAACCAAAAGGCGCATCCATATAACCATAACTTTCACGATTAAATTTTGGTTCTTCTGTTTGCGGTGGTAAATTTTTTCCACCCCAATTTGTAGGTAATAGACTTTTTAAACCTTCTAGTGTTCCTCCTATTTGGTTACTAATTGAATCTAATCCTTCCCCAGTTTTCTTTGCACCTCCACTAAAACCCTCAAGCATCTTTCCCCATAAATTGTTACCCATTATTTGGTCAGGTAAGGTTGTCATCGCTAAATTAAATCTACCTCCTATAGGAAATTTATCTTTATAAGCTTCTACATTTTTATCTCCACCGGTTATAAAGTTGTGTATTTGTTGTTGATAGGCAGTAGGTGTTGAAGGCGCATAAAAGTTATAAATAGATTTTTGAGCTTCTGTCATTTCATCATAAGGAATGGCTTGACCATCCTTTGTCATTTTATCATAAAATTTATGTTTTCTTTTTAGGTAAGCAGGAAGACCCGCTTTATTTTCCCATACACTTTTTTGATTAACAATTTGATTTAATCTTTGTTCAGGAGTTAAAACATTGTTTCCTGGAGTATTACCTGCTTGTGAACCAGATCCCGTATAACCACCACCAAAAGGTTTAATAACAACAGGATCCATCGCATTCGGATCATAAGAATCTCCTCCTGGTCCTCCTGGACCCATTTGATTATTTCCAACAGCCATTATATTCTTTTATATCCTTCTTTGTCCTAAAGCAATGGCTTCATCTAAGTTTCCACCTGCTAAGGCTATTCGTTGATCTGGGTTAAGAGGAGCATCTACTGCACCTGCATTTGGTAATTGCGGAGGAGCTTGTGTTGCCGCTATATTATCCGTAAAAATTGATTCTACTTCTGTATCTTCTTCCAACGGAACAGTATTTTCTCTTTCAGAAGGAGGAATTGTTCCACTATCAACACCTCTTATTACATTTGCGTAAAGGTCTTCGTCTTGTTTAAATTGTGCAACGTTTTGATAATCAAGATCTGTATTTTCTCCCCATCTTTCATTCATGTAGGCACGTTTGGATCCATCATTAATAGAATCTACAACACCCTCATAACCAGAACCATAAATCCAATCTAAAAATCCTAAAGGATCTTTCATTACACCGCCAATGTTGTGGTATTGTTTTGGTATATCACTTTTTACATCTTCTCTATCTAAAAATGTTCTTAAAAATTGTGTCATTGCTGCACGTTGTGCACCTACACTTGCATCTGGTTCAACAATTCTTGTCCATGCTTTTAAAGAATTAGGATCAGATAAAAATGCTGCTGTTTTTCTTGCTAATAATCCTGTCATAACAGCCGTGTATATTCCTCCTGCTGCCATTCCTCCACCATAAGCCACGGGCCCAGCACCCATTGTAATCATACTTAGACCACTTCTAATACCACCTAGTGATAAACGACGTGCAATCATTTGAGATGTAGATCCACCTATATTTTGATCAAGAATTCTTTTTTGAATTGTTGCTAATTGCTGAACATTACTTTTAAAAGCATCGCCACTTTCGCCTGCTAAATCCATCATACGTTTAATACCTGGATCATCAAAATTTACATTTCTTAAAAACTTGTCTGGATTAAATATTTCTTCTGTAACATCTACGACTTGTCGTGTTCCATTAGGCATTGTAACTTCTCTTGCCACTGTTGCAGTTTTATCCAAAGAATTTCTAAAAGCATCTGTAATCCAAGCTTGTACACCGTTTTTATACGCTGTATTTCCTATTAAAGCATGTAAGTCTGTTGCGCGTTGAGGTGTAATACCTTTTCTAAATAACATTTTTCCAATTTCATCGGAGTATATAAATCCAGGCATTTCAGGTCCAGCCTGAAACATGTTTTGATCAACTAATTTAAATGTTTGCGCTGTTGGGGATTTATAGAGAGGTGCCATTTTTGCAAACGTGTCGTTTGCTCTTAGTAAAGATTTTTTAGCCGACTCTCCAATTAATAGTTCTTCTGGGTTTAGTTCTTTAGACCAATTAGCAAAATCATTCATGTCAGCCGTAATAGCTTTACGTAATGATCCTAATAAAGCAGCGCCTCCTTGATCTTTTTTAAGGGGTCCTGAAATTTCAGAAAATAACATGTTAATTTCTTTTTGAAGACCTCTTACATTTGATGCATTAATATAATCAGGAAGATTAGAAATTTTATCAACAATAAATTTATCAATTTCTCCTAATGTTGGTTCAAACTGATCTCCTGATCGTAATCTAAATCTCATTGCTTCAATTGTGTTTCTTAAATTTTCTCCAACCATGCGTGCATTTTTTGTAGGAATAAAAGGTTTAGAAATTGATCCTGCTTTTTTTTCAAAATCTTGATACAACATATTATTAATAAAAGAAAAACGTTGGTATCGTTCCATTGCTTTTTTAGAAGCAAATTCTCCTATTTCTGACATATGTTCTATAGGAGCTAATTCATTAACACGGGCTTCTGCTTCAATCATATCTACCCATCCATTATAACCCGCATCTTTAGCGCTTTTATTCATTTTTTTTCTTACTGCACTAGGAAAATCTTTAAAACTATCTTTGTAAAATTTTTCTATTTCATCCATTGGAATATCATCGCCGTATCCTTTAATGGTACTTTTTGCTGCTTTACTCATTTGAATAGAAGATAAGGTTAATTTGTCTGTCATTCCTGCTCCACCAAAGAAAGGAATTTTACCTAAAGTATTTTTATATTTTTTTGCTGTTCCTACTGTTGGTCCAAATCCTCGTGTGCTTGCGTGTGCAGCCGTACTAATTCCTATAGGAGCTCCATACATTTCTCCAATATCACTCATTTGTTTTGCTGGTCCTTCTAAACCAAATAAATATCTTCCTAATATTGGTCGGGTAGCCGCGGCTAATGGTCCAAGACCAGCGGCCCCCATTGTCCACATCATTGCATTTCTTCCTTCAGTAAGAGCAGCTAAAGCTGGAGTAGGAGCATCTTGTGGGTTTGCAATTCCTTTTGTTCTTCTTATCCCTGCATTAACTAAATCATAAATAAGAGATCCACTTGCTGCACCTGCTGTTGCACCCGCAACTGTTCTTACAGCATCTCCTGTCATTCCTCCCATTACTTCTTGTGCTAAACTTTTCGGCATTTTAGATCCGCCTGGTACTTTTTTTGTTAAAATTAAGGAGCCAAGAGCACCAATCATATCCCCGGCCATAACAAAATCTTTTTGGTCTCCAGGTATAGCGTCTCTCAACATTGAATCAAAAGCAACGCCTTTGTTTTTTAAATATTGTTTTGGCCCGTTTGTCCAAATATCGAACATGCTGTCACTACCTTCAATAGCATCTCTTACTTTTGCTTGTCCTTTAGCACCGTGATATTTTTCTTTCCACCCTTGCATTAATTCCTTGTAAGGATCCTGTCGAAGTCTATCTTCTTTCATTACTGCAAGGCGTGCATCTATTCCTTGAAAAAATTTATCATTATTATAATCAAAGAGTTCTTCTGTAATAGGTTTTAATTCTCTTTTTTCTCTCTCTTTATTTATAATATTAATTACGGCTGCTTTTTCTGTTGGAGTTCTAGGATTAAATATAGATGCTCCTTCTTTTGTATATTTGTCTATAATTGCCGGAACATTTCTAGAAGCTGCTGTTCCAGGCGAACCTGAAGTTGCTTCTTCCATAACATTAAAACTTATCCATGTTGATGCATCATTGGGATTACCTACTCCTGTTCGAGCTGGCTCTAATTGTACGTTTCGGTATCCTGGTGGTGCTAAATCTCTTTCAGCCATTATCCGCCCCCCGGTATAGTTTCACTAAATCCTGTATTAATTTCTTTCTCTCCGTACGGGGAAATAGTTTCAACGTCTTTTTGTACTTCTACATCCATAAATGATGTAGGTTTTTGTCCTAATAAAGCTTCATCTCCGTTTAAGTATTTAAATTTTGCTAATTCATTTTGATACATACTTCCTAATTCTTCTTCAACAATATCTAAACTTGCTATAACTCGAGAAATTGGAATATTAAAATCATATAACTGTAAAGATTTTTTTGCATCTTCAATATCTTGAACATTTAAACGACCACTTGGTTTACGTTTTCTTGCTAGTGCATAGTAAATAGAGTTAATACGCACAATATTTTGTACAATATCTTTATCATACCCTTCTCTAATTAAAGTATTTGAATTAAAGTATTTATTGTAAACAGGATCATTTGTAGCATAATCCGTTCTTCCTTGTGTATCTGGATCATTATAATAAGACTGACCTAAATCATTCATAATACTATTTTCTAATCTTGCGGTTGCAGCATTATATGCTTCACTATCAATAACTCCTGTTTGGGCTAACCAGTCAGCAATATCTAATGCTGTTCCTCGAACGTCTTGTGCAAATCCTTTAATTAAACCTGGAGCACCAACTTTAGCGCCACCTTTTGCCATGGTTAATTTAATATCTTGAATAAATTGTAAAGCGTTTCCTGCTGTATTAACTTTATCAGCAGTCGCTAATATGTCTTTTACGTTATCACCTAATACTCCTGCGTCACTAAATTGGAATGTTGCTTTTACCGCTTGTTTACCTAATTCATAATCAGGTTTATATGTCATTTGCCCATTTTCGACGACGGGTAACATATTAATAGGTCTTCCATCCGCATCATAATCAACATATCCTGTTCGGTATTCAGGAGAACCTGACTTTCCGCCTGGTACAGCAAACACAACAGGTTTTTTATTAAACCCTTCTATTAAAAGTTTTGCATTATTTTCTAATGCTCGTTGATCATTATCATATTGGTAACTGTAAAAATTCTTTGCTAGCTCTCTTTGATATTCATTTGTATTTTGAATATTTTCCATATTAAATCCTAAGGCTTTTTCAAATAATTTATATTCTTCTGCATCTCTAGTGTTTCTTTGATTATCTAATGCATCTAAAATCCATTCTCTTTTTGCTCTCTCCTCCTCTTTTTCTTCTTCTCGTCGAGCTGCTTTTTGTTTTCTTTTTTGTTCATTAATTCCTGCTAGGTCTGCAAGAAAGTTTTCTCCTGCATGAGCAATAGCTGGTGTTAATTGACCTCCCATTGTAGGTTTCATTAAATTTAATCCTAATCTAGCAAGAGCTAAATTTTTCTCAAATTTCATATTATCTTCTGGTGCAATTTCTACTTCTTCTGATGATTCATATATATCAGCAAAATCTTGAAATGATTTAGGCTCACCTGCATATTCGGTATACATTGATCTAATTTTTGCGGGATCTATTTCGGCTGCAGCTTTTGCATAAATTTCATCCATACCTAAAGGCTGTTGATATTTTGCATCTCCAAAATCAATACGAGGTACCTCTTTTCCCCCTACCGCAGCTGAAGGATTAGGATCTTCCGTATTTCCCCATTTAGGAATAATAGGCGCAGAAAAATCAGGTCCTACACTGTTTTGAAACATGGGTCTATTAAAAATACTTTCAGCCATTATTATTGACCATAAAAATTAGATAAAGCAGAAACTCCTGTAATACCTGCTCCTACACCAGCCGCTAGTGGATTAGTGTATGGTAAAGCTTGTTGCGACATACTTTGTTGTACAGAAGGAACGCCTGCTAAAATATCAGAACCAAATTGAATTCGTTGACGTGGTTCCATAGCTTGACCACTTGCGTATCTAAATAATTCATCATACATTGCTTGATCTCTTGTTCTTCCTACTTGTCCTACACCTAGTAATGATTGAACACCTTGTGCACCTAATTGAGCTTGTTGAGCTCCTAAGTTGCCCATAGCTTGTGCTTGTCCAGCAAGTCCTTGTCCAAGAGAACCATAAGTTTGAGCTGCTTCTAATTGTCTTGCACGATTTGCTTCACTTGTTCCAATAGATTGTTGTTGAGCTTGCATAAAGTTTTTAGAAAGATCTTCAAATATTCTTTTTGATTTAATGTCTTGTAGATTTTTAGAAAGTTCTGCTGATTGAACCCCCATCCTAGATCCACCAAATGCTCCTACTTGTTGAGCTTGAGCTTCTAATTGATTCTGTGCTTTTTGAGCTTCTGCATCCATTTGTTTTAACGCTTCTTGCGTAACATCTGATTGATATTGATTCATAAAAGCTTGGGTGTTAGCAACTGTAGGATCATACGCTTGTTGTGCCGCCCCTAAAGACGGTAAACCCAATCCCATAGTTGCTTGTGCCGCCCCTAATCCGGTTTTAGCTGTATCTAAATATGGTTGATAACCAGCAACTCCTGTTTGTTGTCCTGTAGTTGGGTCTATACCCATTTGTTGTGAAGCTAAATTAAATGCTGCTGTTTCTTGTGGAGCAAAACTTGCTATTCCTCTTCGAAATTGTTGAAGCGGTGTATCTAATATTCCTGGATCTTTTTTATCACCTATTTTTTTCCCCGGTGGTAATGTATCACCTTCTTCATAAACTTCTGTTCCTCCGTAAAGAGTATCAAGAAGTCTTCTTCTATAGTCTTCTAAAAAAGGTGCTTCTCTTGCAATTTGAGTGGACGTTTGATTTGTTGCCATTATACTCTTTTTCCTACGTTAGCTAATTTATCTTGTAAAGCATACATAAAATCAGCTCCTTTTTTTCTTGCCTCTTCTGCATTTGTAGCTCCCATCATGATTCCCGCACCATTAACAGCGTCAGTTTTTTGTACAAACTCGCCATCACTTAACATTGCAGGGATAGAATCACTTGTTTTAGTACCTGGACCATTTATAGATCCAGTTTTACGAGGAAAACCTCCCCCCGCTAACCCGACAGGGTATCTTACTTCTTCCATTTCTGAAATATCCATTATACCTCCGCCTGCAGCGTATACCGCTTCTCCTGTTGTTGGATTAACTTGAACACTTAGATTTTCAATACGACGTCCTTCAGGGGGTCTTGCAGTTTGACCACCATACATTGTATCTATTGCACTCATATATTCACTTGCATCAGGTACGTATGCTTTTTCAGCATCTTGTTTTGCCGCCATATAAGATAAAATTCCAGGTCCTAAAGCTGCTAAACCTTGCATTCCTATTCCTGGGCCTGTTACTTCTCCCGCTTTATTAGTCGTAGGTTTAAAACTTTTTAGAATACTTTGTAATATATTAGATCCTTTATTATCTCCTCCTGATGTTATTACATCTTTTGCACTTTCAAATAATCCTGGTTGTCTTTGTGAAGGGGTAAATTGTTTTTTAAATAAGTTGGCTAAAGGATTCTTTCCTTGTTCTCCAAAAAAACCCATTTTACCACCAAGATACCCAGTGCCTGCTGCCATAAGAGCATCTTTAGGTTTATTTCCTGTTAATAATGAAGCTATTCCTGTACCAATTGCTGATCCCCATGGACCGCCAAACGAAGCACCAATAAATGGAGCCGCTATTTGTAAGCCTTTTTCTAGTATTCCTTTTAATCCTTTAAGCATAATCTCCTTAGCAATTTATGTTATTGAAAATGGGCAAGGAGGCTGGCCTTGATTATAAGCCTATTTAATTGTATATTTATAGGCAAATTATTGCTATATGACAATACATATTTGCAAGTAGAAAGGAAGTTATGGCAAAGAAGAAAGAGGAAGTATTAAAATTTGAAGCTATTAGACCATTTGGTCCTACTATTCTTAGAGGAAAAATGCCTGACAGGTTAGTTAAATTGATGGATGATAAAGCATCAGAAATGATGAATGATAAAAAATATTCAAAAGAATTTGATCACGCACCTCATCTAGCAGGTAATGTTAAACAAGAAACACGTTATGATCCTGCATGGCTTGGTTCTTCTGAAGCTCAACCTATGATAAATTTAATAGGAGAGATGGTTAAGAGTTATATTTCTATTCCACCAGCAAATGAAACTATTAGTCCTGAGTTTGTTGGTCAGATGGTTATTCAATCTATGTGGGCCGTGAGCCAATGGGCTGGAGACTTTAATCCTTTTCATATACACGAAGGTCAATTATCTGGTGTGTGTTATCTACGAGTGCCTCCAAGTTTACCAGAAGAATACGCAAGAGAAGATCACTACCCAACAGTAGGAGATATATGTTGGTTTAATGGTCAAGCAGCTACTTTTAGTGGACATAAACATCAAGAGTCACCAAAGGTTGGTGATATATTTTTGTTTCCTCATTGGTTAGCACACGGTGTTTATCCTTTTAGAACACAAAATGAAGAGCGTAGATCTGTTTCTTTTAATTTAGAATTAATTAAAAGAGAAGAGGCCCCTCAAGTAGGAAACGCTGAAACTGCAAAACGAAAAGAATTTTATAATAAAAAGAAATAATTAAATGCAACATAATAAAAACACAAAATTTGTTATGTATGTAGACAATTTTCTTACACAAGAAACATTAGAATCTCTTCAAGAAACATTTCAAAAAATAAATTATACTGGAGTAAAAAACCCAGAAGGTCAACTTTATGGTCATAGACATACTTTTCCTCACAGTTTTCATAATGATCCTTTGTTAAAATTAATAAAAGATTATTTTTTTCCTCATAGAAACCTTGAGCCAATATCCGTGAGTGCTCATTTAAGAGAAAATAAAAAAGAACCTTTGTTTCACACTGATGATGATAAAGGAAATGTGGCGAATTTTCTTTTGTTTGTTAAAGGTGAACCTCTTCTTAATAATGGCACAGGCTTTATGCATAATAATCAATTATCATCACATATAGGTTTTGTAGAAAACAGAGCTTTATTTTTTAATGGTTTAAAAATATCGCATTCGGATCTACAATCTTTTGGAGATAGCTCTAATAGATATACACTTAATATTTTTTATAAAGAGCATAACTAAATGGTAGATATTAATAGGTTTTCCATATTTAAATCAGAAGTTTTTAGTTTTGAGTTGCCAAATTTTAATTTTTGGAAACAACAAATTGAACAAATTATTTTAGTTGAAGACAATAAAAATATTCATGGACAAGACACAACTCCTGACGAAAGATGTAATGTTATGGCAAAAAGAACAGCTTGGAATTCACATATGAGGTATCCAACTTTAGATTTGTTATGTCAAGAGATAGCAAAACCAATAGAAGAATTTGTTGCTAAAGAAGGTTATGATATACCTGAATTAGAACCTGCTAATTGTTGGGTTAATTGGTATCGAAAAGATAATTTTTCACATCCACACAGTCATGGCTCTCATTTGTCTGCTGTTTTGTTTGTTGATGTTGAAAAAACTGATGCAAGATTTTTTTTTCATGCGAACCACAATTTAGTTCTTATTAAAAAACAAGATGTAATTAGTAATTTTAGTAATTTAAAAGAAGTACAAGCAAAAGATGGAACAGTTATATTTTTTGATGGTTCAGTAAAACACTCCGTTAGCCCAAATAATACAAATAATACAAGAGTTACAATGGCAGTTAATTATAAAGTAAATTACAAACAGGAAAGAGATGAATATTAATAAAACTCCAATGGTCCGTGTGACGTGGGTCGATGCCCGCGATACAGAAACAGGTTGGCTTGATATAAAAGACGTATTAAATGCTCACTTAGCTATTTGCCAAGAAGTAGGGTGGATGGTTGTTAACAATGATGAAAAAGTTGTAATTATGAGATCCTACAGTAAAGATAAAGATGACATTACAGGAGGTGGCGCTATCGCCATACCAAAAGGATGGATAAAGAAAATAGAATATTTAACAGTGAGTTATAGTGAAACCTAATTTATATAATATTTCAGGAGGTGTGGGAAAACATCTTCAATTTACCGCTTTGTTTGAACCTTTAATGAAAAAGTACAAACAAAAGCTAATTATAAATTCAGGTTATCCAGAATTATTTTCTCATTGTGCACATGTAGCTGATTCTAAATCTTCTATTAACGAAATATTTTATGATACATATTTCAAATATTTTTCTAATTTTAACAATCTTTTTTTTCATGACCCTTACAAAAGTGATTGGTTAAAAGGAGAATCAAACATTGTAAAAAAGTGGGCAGATTTATATGATGTGAATATTAAAGATTTAAGACCAAACTTTGATATAAATAAAGAAAAAGAAAAAGTTTTATTACCACATATACAAGCTATGAATAAATTTGTGTTATTACAATTTACAGGAGGACAGGGTATGGTTTGTGATAGTAGCTATGATAGTTCTAATTATGGTAGAAATTATAAATATGGACAAAAATTAATAGATATTTTAAAAGAAAATTTTCCACAACACATGTTTATTATTTTTAGTCATCCTAATGAGCAACAGGAATACACAGGAGAAACAAGATTTAATGACGAAACAGGCAATCTTCTTTTTAGTACAAGAGAAGATTTTATGATATTATCAAAGTATTGTGATTTTTTTGTGTGTATTGATAGCGCGTTACAACACATGGTTTCAAATCAATCTTTTAATAAAAAAGGAGTGGTATTGTGGGGGTCAACTTCCTATAAAAGATTTGGATATGATACTAATGTAAATATAACATCTGAATACCCTTACTGTGTGGAAATTGATCCACGTTTAATTGTTAATGAGGTGAAAAAATTTAAAAATGAGTAAGATATTTATTGGCACTCCTTGTTATGGAGGTATGATTACAGCAGATTATTTTAAAAGTTGTTTACGTTTAGTAAATGAAGCTCCTAAACAAAATATACAATTACAATTTGGAACTATTGGAAATGAGTCTTTAATAACAAGAGCAAGAAATACTTTGGTTCAATTATTTATGGATGATCCAGGTAATTACACGCACCTTCTTTTTATAGATGCTGATATTGGATTTAGTGAAAAATCAGTTTTTAGAATGTTAGATTTAGATGAAGAAGTAGTAGCAGGAATATATCCACGAAAAGCTATAGATTGGAGAAAAGTAAAAAAAAGAGTTATTGATAATCCTGATATTGATTTAGATGAACTTCATGCAGCTTCGTTGGAATATAATCTTAGTGTAAAAAATCCTGAAAGAATTGAAGTTAAAAAAGGTTTTATAGAAGCTATAGACGGTGCTACAGGGTTTATGTTGATAAAAAGACAAGTATTTGAAAAGATGGCCAAAGCTTATCCTGATTTAAAGTTTAAATCCGATCAACATTTAAATCAACCTCACGATACTCAATTCAGTTATCATGACACATCTGATTGGAATTATGCATTTTTTGATACTATGATTGAACCTGAAACTAAAAGATACTTATCAGAAGATTACGCATTTTGTAGACTGTGGCAGAAAATAGGGGGAAGTGTGTATGCTGATGTTGTTAGTGGGTTAAATCATCACGGAACATATGTTTTTAGAGGTAATGTAGGAACTCAATTTTTACCGCAAAGTAAATGACAAGTTTTAATATTCACATCATAGATAATTTTTTACCACATGACATTTTTCAAAGTGCGTTAAAATATGCATCAAAAATAGAATGGGGTAGTCAAGATTTATATTATGGAGATGAAAACAATAAACACGTTTGGTTTTCAAAAAATATTTTACATGAAAAAGAATTAATGGAAACTATTAAAACGAACATAAGAGAGAAAACAAACCTTAAAGTTAAAAACTTTCGTATTTTATATTTTACATTAGCGCCTAAAAAAGAAGCTTATCCTCACATTGATGTGCATAAAGATATTGAAAATCAAATGATTTTATATGTAGATGGGGCCCCTGAAATAAACAAAGGAACTGGATTTTATGTGCCTAATAAAGATGGTGTTGAGTTAAATACACACGTAGGATTTTATAGAAATAGAGCCGTTTTCTTTAAATCAGGTATATGGCACTCTCCTTTGGTCTTTGCTTCAGATAATCTTACTCCAAGAATATCAATTATTGCACAGTTTTAATAAATAATTTAGTATATGTCCGCATGCAATTAACTGATTTAAAATTTCAACCTGGTGTAGATAAACAAGACTCCCCCTATGCGGCAGGAGATGATCGACGATACACCGATTCAGAATTCGTACGATTTCACTACGGTAAACCAGAAAGATGGAAAGGATGGGAATATCTTCCAAACCCTAATGAAACCATTATTGGGGTAGTAAGAGATACACATTCGTGGATAAGTCTTAATGGTACACGGTATTTAGCTTTAGGAACAGACAGAAAACTATATGTTTATTCGGAAGGTTCTGTACATGATATCACACCTATACGAGAAACAGCTTCTTTAACAAATCCTTTTGAAACTACCAGTGGTGGAGCCGGAGTCACGGTAACAGATGCAACCCACGGAGCTATTGTAGGAGATTTTGTTACTTTTACAAATGGTAGTGCTACTAATACAGTAGACGGTTTAGAATTTAATAATGAATTTGAAATAACAACAGTTATAGATGCCAACAGTTACACAATTACTTTTCCAACAAATGCTACAGGATCAACCGCTGCGGGGGGAGGTTCGGTTACTGCAAATTATCAAATTAATGTTGGACCCACTACATCTACATACGGGTATGGTTGGGGTGTAGCTACATGGGGGCTTAGTACATGGGGAACACCTCGTGCTACTTCTAGCGTAACTATTCAAGGAAGAAATTGGTCTTTAGATAATTTTGGTGAAGATTTAGTAGCTACTGTTTTAGATGGTGGAACTTATAAATGGGATACATCTTCGGGATTAGCTGTAAGAGCCGTGAGCCTCGGTGCGACAGTACCGGTAGCTTCTCGTTTTAATTTGGTTTCTGCTGATACTAGACATTTATTTTTATGGGGAACCTGTACAACAGATGTGACAGATAACGCTTTCCAAGATGATTTATTTTTTAGATGGGCTGATCGAGAAAGTTTAACAGTGTTTGCTCCTACTGCGGAGAATGAAGCTGGTTCACTTAGAATTGCAGACGGATCACGTATTGTGGGAGCTGTAAGATCAACAGGTCAAATACTTGTGTGGACCGATACTTCTCTACATGGTGTCCAATTTATTGGTACACCTTATACTTTTGGTCAAAGACAACTAGGAGCTAATTGTGGTTTAATAGCACAACACGCTGCTGTTGATGTAAATGGAAGAGCTTACTGGATGGGCGATGATGCTTTTTATATGTATGATGGTGTTGTCAAAAAAATGCCATGTTCTGTAGAAGATTATGTTTATGATGATTTAAGTTTTACTAATAAAAATGATATAGCATGCGGAGTTAATCCTGAATTTAATGAAATTATGTGGTATTACCCAAGTTCAAGTGCAACTCAAATAGATAGAGTAGTGGTTTATAATTACTTAGAAAATACTTGGTATACAACTACTTTAGGTAGAACCACTTATCTTGCTAATTATACATATGAAAATACAATTGCTACCGAATACAATGCAAGTTTAACAGCAAATGCTACAACAAGCACAGGAGTATCTGATACCCCAATTGGAGTAACCGCAGGAGCTTCCTACGTATACAGTCATGAAGTAGGAAATAATAAAGCGGACGGCACAGCTATTTCAGCTTCTTTAACTTCAGGAGCTATTGAGATTGCCGATGGTGATAACTTTATGTCAGTTAGTAAATTTGTCCCAGATTTTACTAATTTATCTAAAGAATTAACAGTTACTATGACCTTGGAGGATTATCCTCAATCCACTACATCTCAGACTACTACAGGTAATGTGAGTAGCACAACTCAGAAAATTAATGTAAGAGGAAGAGGAAGATCAGTTAAATTAAATTTTGCAACAGATGTTGTAGATGAAACAAATTGGAGACTAGGTTCAATGAAATTACAACTTAGACCAGACGGAAGAAGATAATGGCTAAAATAACAATTACACGATTACCAAACGCCACACCAGAATATCAACCGTCTCAGATCGATCAAATAATGAGATTATTAGAACAATTAATTTTATCTTTAAATACTTCTTATGCTCAAGATATAAAAGATGAGTCTGCAGGAAGGAGTTGGTTCGTTGGCTGATAATTTTGTAAACTCTGGGTATGATGTTGTTAATACCAATTTAAATGCTATTTATACGGTGCCTACATCTTCTGTAGGTATAGTAGGTACTCCCCCTACTTTTCCCACTACTGCCCTTGTTAAGTCAATTGTTGTAGCTAGTGATTCAGCAAATGCTACTTTAGTGGATTTAAAATGGACAGATACCAGTGCTTCTTCTACTTTTGTTCTTTATAATCAAAAAAGTGTTACAGCGAATAATACAGTAGAATTACTAGAACAACCTTTAGTTTTAGAAGAAAGTGATATATTATACCTACAAGCAAATGCTGCTAATCAAGTTCATGTTACAGTATCTGTTTTAGAAATTACAAAAGGAGATCTCTAATCGATCTACATTCTTTATTTATTACCCCCGTCTTTTCTATAAATTTGGCAGGGTATGAAGATCTTGTAAAAGAGATTAAATCTTTACAACAAAAAGAACCTAAAACTATTGAGGGAAAAAGCACAAAAGGAGGATGGCATAGTCATGATTATCTTCATGAAAATGAAAAATTTAGTACATTAAAATCAGAAATTGTTAATTTGTCGCAAGAAGCAATTAATCATTTATCAGTTGAAGATTATATGATTCCATCGATGACAGGAATGTGGGCCGTGGTCAATGGTCCAGGAAGCAGTAATCGTCTTCATAATCACCCTTATAATTACCTCTCAGGCGTCTTTTATTTACAAGTACCTCCTCAGAGTGGTCCTCTTGTTTTTCATGATCCTAGACCTCAATCTGAGATATTATCACCCCCAAAAAAGAGTGATGAAAGTATACATACAAGTAGCCGTGTTTCATGGTCCCCTAAACAAAATGATTTACTTTTTTTCCCTTCATGGTTAAATCATGAAGTAGAAGAAAATAATTCCAATGAAGAGAGAATTATATTAAGTTTTAATTTAGAATTAAAAAGGAGAATGAATGCCTAAAATTGTAGAAGAAGCAGAACAAATAGGAACTATTACTCTTGAGAATGGGAAAAAAATTCCACATATAAAATGTGGATCAGAGACAGTAATAACTAATACATTGACAGGTCATGAATATTCTTCTGAAGAAGAAGTAAAAAATGATATTGATAATCCTAATACAGAAACTAAGGAAGATCATATTAGACGAGATGTAAAAGTATTTGCTCCTTCTTTAGCGGATATGTTGGGCGAAACACCTGAAGAATAAAAAAATTATATACGATATTGGTGCAAATAATGGGGATGATATTCCTTATTATTTATCTAGATCAGATTTAATTGTTGCTGTTGAAGCAGACCCTGATCTTTGTAATTCAATAAAACAAAAATTTAAAGAAGAAATTAAAAAGGGTAAATTAATTGTTGAAAATTGTGTTGTCATTACAGACAATAAAACTAGCAAAGTTCCTTTTTATATTTCAAAAGAAAAGTCTGTTTGGAATCAATATCCTAAACCTTTTTTAAATGACGAAGAGATTACCTCTACAGATAAAAACAATTATTTTGATGAGTTTTATAGACCACTTATAGATAACTTTAAAAAAATCTATTTACCATCAAAGGATGTTTTAGAAATTATTGAAACTTATGGTTATCCTTTTTATATAAAAATTGATGTTGAACGTTATGATCATGAGATTTTAAAAAGATTATTAATAAACAATATTGTTCCTCCTTATATTTCAGCAGAATCAAATAACGTAGAAGTTTTTTCTTCATTAATAATTCATGGAAGATATAATGCTTTTAAGTTAGTTGATGGTGCAACTGTATCAGAAAAATACAAACATTTTTTATTTCCACATCATTCAGCAGGTCCTTTTGGTAATGATATTAATGGCCCTTGGATGACTGCACATAATTTTTTTCATACTTTAGGCATAATAGGTTTAGGATGGAAAGATATTCATGCAAGTAGTGTTGACACAGCAGACCCATGTTATAAACCAATACCTAATATTGAAATAAAAATGGATTTATAATGTCAAAAGTTTTTGTAAAAGATAATTTTTTTCCTGCTGATTTTTATCAGAAATTAGTACAAGAAATGATTTCATTAGAATATGCACCACCAAGAGAAGAAAAAAGAAAACAATTAGAGGGTTGTTATTGGCATAGTTTTAATGTTCCTTACAACGCTCCTGTTCAAAATAAAATAAAAGATCTTATAAAAGAAAATTTTAACTTTGAAATATCAGATTTTTTAGAAACTACATATACAATGGTGGGAGCAGCTGACAAACCTCGCCCTCATACAGATTGGCAAAGTGGCTGTACACATCAATGTTTAATTTATATGTACGGAGAAGAGTCCGTTAATAACGGCACAGGTTTTTACAGAGATACTCAATTAAGCATGCACGTAGGTTTTGTGCAAAATAGAGCAATATTTTTTTCATCTGATGTTTTTCATGCTCCTTTACAATGGGCTGGAAATGGTTCTTTTAGATATTCTATAGGTAATTTTTTTACCTAAGCACTACAAGCTTCACATTCCATTTCCGAAGAATTACCATTCAACATAACCTGTTCATCAGAAGTATTATGACAACCACACCCTTTTAAATGTTCAGATAATACTTTCTCTAATTTTTCCTTTTCTCTTTCTACTACTAATAAACGTTCGTGGTAGCGACTCACCTTATCAGCAAGGGTAGCTATAGCCTTTAATACTTCTTGATTTTCCATAATTTCTCCTGATTTACAATTTTTGGGTGAGATCTAATTTAAACATGTGCGCAGAATATATCAAGCAATCTTTTTATAATTGTTTTCTTGACACACAATTCATGTTATGAAAGGGGCAGAAAAAAGAATGAATATACAAACTCATGTTCTAGCAATTGTTCAGGTATTTGAAGATTATATAGATCTAAATTCCAATGCTTTAATGAAAGAGGTGAATAAAAGTCATATTAGAAAAAATGACGATAATGATAATACTTTTTTTGAAGATTTTAAATATCCTGATACTCCTATGTTAAAAGAACTTAAAACAATAATACATTCAAAAGTAGAAAAAATAATAAATATAGAATTAAAACTTCAGGATATATGGATTCATAAAACACCATCTAGGGCACAAACAAATTTTCATAATCATTATGGCGCTTTGTGTTCTTTTGTTTATTACCCTAAATTTATAGAGAAACAAGGTAGTTTAAAATTTGTTTTATTTTGGAATGGTAAAATAATTGAAAAAACAATTACACCTAAAGAAAAAATGTTATTAGTTTTTCCTAGTGAAGTTTTTCATTATACTACTCAAAATAACACTGATATTGAAAGAGTGTCAATATCAGGTAACTTTTACGCAAAAGAATGAAATATCACAAGTGTGTTAATTTTCTTATTTCTATAGGAGCACAAAGCATACCTCATAGTGGTAAAACTTTTATGGATCATTGCATAAACGTATACAATTTTTTAAGAAAAGGAGACTGTTCTGATGATGTTTGTTATGCTGGTCTTATGCATAGCATTTATGGAAATGATATATTTAGTGTTGATTTCAAAATTGAAAGAGAACAAATTAAAAATTTAATTGGGGAAAAAGCTGAAGCTATAGTTTATCATTTTAATAATACACCACGAGATGTTTTAATGAATGAAAATAATCATGACATTACAGATATTCTTGTAGCAAACGAGTTAGATAATTCTCCTCTTTTTCAAGTTATTGATAATATATTTGATGATAATAACAAAGATAAGCTTTACGGAGAGTTTAGAGATTTTAAACCTTGGCGTTTTTTAGGAGCTGGATCAAACATAAACAAGGACAGAAAGTTTAATTACATTTTAAATAAAAAAAATAAAATAGATAAAATTTTATTTGAACAAGCTGATAAAATTATTGAAGACAATAATTTAAAAAAATATCTTACATTAAAGAAAGCGTACGCAAGTGGATATACTCATGGTACAATTCATGAACTACATCGTGATTATACATCAAATGGTTTTAACGAAGTATTTACTTTAATGTTCTATCTTAACAAAGAATGGGATGTAAGTTTTGGAGGAGAAACAGTGTTTTACTATCCAGAAACAGAATCAATTACCTCTATTTTACCCAGACCTGGTAGAGCTATTTTATTTGACGGCTCTATTCTCCACCTTGCAAGAGATCCATCAAGAATATGTGCAGAACTTAGAATGGTTGCAACATTTCAATATGTGGTGGGAAAATGAAAAATTTTTCATTATCTTCAAATGATCAAGAATGGTTTGTTTTAACACAATTAAATTTTAAACCTAATGGGTTTTTTGTAGATGTCGGTGCAAATGATGGAGTGCATCATTCCAATACCTTTTTATTGGAAAAAGAATACAATTGGAAAGGAATATTAGCAGATCCTGCAAAAATATGGCAACCAATGTTAAAAGCAAACAGAAAAAATTTTATTGAAACAGATTACATTTGGAAAAAAACAGGTGACACTTTAATGTTTAACGAAATAGGTGATTATTCAACAATAGATAAATATATAGATTCTGATCAACATGCAGAAATTAGAAAGGGATTAAAAAAAGAAGAGGGTAAAAGATATAAGGTAATCACTTTGTCTTTAGGTGATTTGTTAAAAAAATATAATGCACCAAGTACAATAGATTATTTATCTATCGATACGGAGGGTAGTGAATATGAAATTTTAAAAGCCTTTAATTTTACTAAGTATAAGTTTAATATTATTACTTGTGAACATAATCACACACCTAATCGTGAAAAAATATATGAACTTTTAGTAAAAAATGGCTATAAAAGAAAATCTACAGAAAAATCAAAACAAGATGATTGGTATATAAAACAATGAAAGCACAAACAACAATGTTTGGAAGAATGGTAAAAAAGTATGAAATGCCATTAGAAGCTATTGAAGATATTAATCTTCGATATGAAGAAGAAAAAGAAAAATTAAATTCTTTTGGTCCTAGATTAGCTGGTCGATTAAATTCAGAAAAAGAATTTACTCATTTACTTGGTCAAACAAAAATATCTAAAAATATTGTAGACTGCATGAGTGATTATTATGATACATTAGAAAAAGTAGGATTGTGTTTGGAAAGAAAACCTTTAGAAATTTTAAGTTGTTGGATTAATGATATGAAAGAAGGAGAGTATAATCCTCCTCACACACATCACGATTTAACTGGATGGTCGACAGTTTTATTTTTAAAAGTTCCTGAATTTATAAATGATGCAAAAGACCCTCATAAATTTAAAGATGGTTTTATAGGTTTTATTTCTTCAGATGGTGTAGGAACCGTTTGGATGGAACCTAAAGTAGGAGATTTTTATATTTTTGAAGCAAGACATCAACATTGTGTGATGCCATTTAAAACAAAAGTAAAAGGGGAAATTAGAAGATCCATGTCATTTAATTTTATAGAAAAAAATGAAAATTAATTTAGGAGCGGGAAATAAAAAATATGATGGATTTATAAATTTAGATAAATATAAAATTTTTAAACCTGATATTTTACACGACTTAGAAATTTTTCCATATCCAATAAAGGATAATGAAGTAAACGAAATTAAGCTTTATCATGTCTTAGAGCATCTAGGACAACACCCAGAAACATTTAATAATATTATTAAAGAAATTTATAGAATTTGTTCTAATGAAGCAATTGTTGATATTAGGGTTCCCCATCCAAGACATAATCATTTTTTAGCAGATCCTACACATGTTAGACCAATAACCACAGAGGGTTTACAACTTTACGATAAAGAACTAAATAACCATTGGAAAAATATAGGTCTTCCAAATTCTCAATTAGCTAATATTCATAATATTAACTTTAAAATTATTTATACAAATGTTAAATTAGAAAAAAAATATTATGAACTTTTGATTAATAAAAAAATTAATGAAAAAGACATTGAGGATTATATTGAAAAATATAACAACATAATAATTGAAACCCAATATCATTTAAAGGTAATAAAATAAAAAATGTTTAATAAAAAAATAACTTTTTGTGCGACGGATGAAAACATGAAAGATATTTGGCCTCATCCAAAACCAGCGTCAAGATTTATACCACCAGAGTATAAAAAATTAGGAAGATTTGTTGAAGATAATCTTCACACAGCAACTGTTAAAACTTGTATTCCTTTTTTAGATTCTTTAACAATGGGATACATTATTCCTTTTGATCAAGATTATGTTATAGACCCCACGGAAGATGATTTTAGTATTACTCCTGCTAACAAACAACAATCAGACACAGGAATGCATCATAATGTTCAATTACCAAAAGAATGGCATAATACAACAGGCGTAGCTGCCGGTAAGTTTATGAATAAATGGTTAATAAAAACACCACCAGGCTACAGTTGTTTATTTTTACAACCCATGAATAGATTAGAACTTAGATTTGAAATTATACCTGGGTGTGTTGATACCGACACATACGTAAATGAAATAAATTTTCCATTTATATTACGTAAAAGAGACAAACAGTTTTTAATTAAAAAGGGAGAACCTATGATACAAGTTATTCCTTTTAAAAGAGAGTCATGGAAAATGTGGGCTGGATTTTATTTAGAAAAATTACATTTAAAAACTATAAATCTTTTAAACAGTGAATGGCTAGACAGATATAAAAAAAATTTTTGGCAAAAAAAATCATACAGATAAATGCATATTTCAGCTAACATTGATGATTGTGCTTTAATCATTGATAATTTTTTACCTGTTGATTTATTTACAAAAATTTCTAATTTTAATTTTGTTACGGAAGAAAGTTCTTTTGACAAGTGGGATGATAATTTATTTAAAGATCAAGATAAAAATTTAACTGTAACAGAAGTAAAACAATCTAAAATATTTGCTGAAATTAAAAAAGATAAAATTAAAACAGATTATTCAATATTTAAAGATTTTTTAAATACTTTTACCAAATGTCCTTTTATTCCATATCAAAAAAATTCTTATATTCATATTTGTTATTATGAATATAAAAAATACTCAGGTATTAATTGGCACAATGATGGTGATTATACTTTAAATTATTCTTTTTATATACATGATGAATGGGATGGTAATTGGGGAGGAGAAACTTTAATAGATACAGGAAGAGGATTACCTCTTGCTTCATTACCAAAACCCAACTCTCTTTTAATTATTAAAAATGGAATTCACCACAAAGTTAATTGTGTTACAGGACCTAAAAAAAGAAGAGTCCTACAAATAAGAGGTAATTTTTATGAGTGATTAGGATCGTAGTTTATCCAAGTTTTTGAAAAATCCCAGTAAGATGAAATTCCAGAAGTTGTTTCCTTAAAATCATTTTCATTATTTCCATCATTTACAAATGATGTTTTTGCAGCTTGAATGGCTGTTATAAAATCATCATGAGCTTGGTTAATTTGAGAAATTCTTGTGTCACAATAATCTAAAAGATTTTGCACGGTGACTGAACCATGTATAGTATCACTTGTAGAATTAAGATTTGTATTACCAGTCATATTACCAGTAGAAACATCTTTAAACTGCACTTCATTTTGACCCACTAAATCATTCCAAATAACAGCATGAACTGTATTAGGTAAAGCAGGAAAATTTGTTCCTTTGTGGACCCAATCAATTTTTTTATCATAATCAGCTATGATGCTTTCGTCAGAGATTACTGTTACATGTGTTGCCATTTTTTCTCCTAATGCTTTATAATATAGTTTACCACCACATATGGTGAAAATGTATTTGTGCCTGATGCCGTTACAGCTCCAGTTAAACTTGTTGTAACACTACCTGTTAATGTTCCAGATAACGTGTGTGAATGATTGTGACCAGTACCGGATCCACTTGATGTTATACATCCATAACCATTGTCTGGTTCAATATTTTTTATACCATTAATACTATGTGAGTTTCCATTTTGAACACAAAATCTACAATACTGGTTTTGATCCGTGTACGGAGCAGGATATTTCCAGCAACGCATTTTATGATCGTGAGAAGCTAACTGAGCTGTTGTTAAAGTAGTATTAGAAATAGATCCTGTTACTGTAACTGATTGGTTATTAGTATTTGTCGCAGCTTGGTTGTTAGTTACAGAAACAGTGACAGTATTAGCACCACCTGTTCCTGCCATATTATAAGTATTACCATCATAACCTTGAGGCATTTTACCTGCAAGATTAGGAACATTAAAAGTGGTAGAACCATTACCAACCCCATAAGTTGTAGAAATTACAGCAAATAAATCGGCATAATCTGTTCTTGAAATTGCCGCACCATCACACAATACATAACCTGCTGGAGCTGTTGATTTACCCCAAGGCTTAATTGCACCTACTTCACTTCTGTTTACTATATCTTGTAAGTTAGCCATTAGTCGTTATATTTCAACCTCCACCCATTTGTTGAATCGTAATATACCAGAGCTATACCAGCATTGTTAGTGCTAATTGTTAGATCTGATGCTGCACCCTGAATTTTTTCAGAGTTACGACCAACTGTAATGTTATAAGTAGCGGCACTACCTGTGCCATCTATGATTTTAACCTGTTGTCCTATTGAAGGAGAAGCAGGAAGAGTAATTGTAACTACCGCTGCAGAACAATCAACAAAAATATTATCTCCGTCTGAAGCTGTGTAAGGAGAATCGGTATTATCTTTTTCAATCCATGCTTCACCTAAACCAGCAAGAGAAAAAATATCATACCAGTTTGTACCGTCAGTAGCCACCATTCGATATTTTCCATTAGTAATAGTAACTGTATTACCTGTTGCACCCAGTCTTGCAGAAATATCTGCGCCACCAGAAATGTTATTATAAATTCCGTATGTTTTTTGTGTAGCAGGAAATTGAACTGTATGAGTTGTAGAAACTGTTCCACTAAATACTAATTGACTATTTCTAGCCTGGTTGTTTGCTTGAGTTTGAGGACCATCTCCGTTTGTTAGAGTGGTTGACGTTCCAGTTGTAATTGCTGGTACAGCATAAACACCAGCGATAGCAAATTCAAAAACCTGAGAAAAATTGTTATTAGTGATTGTACCCCAAGTACCTGAATTCTCACCGGTAACTTGTAGTTCTGTTCTTAGACCTGTTGAATACGTTGACATTTAATCTCCTAATAAAGTTTTATTGAATAATATAAAGTTTGTCAAAACTTTTATGCAGCCTTGTGAACTTCTGTCCAACTTATAGAACTGTTAGAATCATCAACTTGAGACCAAAAGATCCCGCCTAATGTTCCAGTACCAATTGTAGCAGAAACTCCAGTTAATGTAAAGCTTACATCTGTTTGAATATTTACCGTTCCTACTGCTGTAGTGGCTTCCTCACTTGGAGCCATATAGCTAGTTTCTTGCGTTACATCTCCTTCACTAGCAGTAGCACTAACCCCTGTAACAAAAATAGAGGTTAATACATCACCCACGGATGAAGTAGCAACTTGACCTGCTGGTTCTACTGTAGGGCTAATAGATATAGAAACGTCTCCTGTATCAGCATCTAATTCTGGTTCCGAAGCTGCAACAACGGTTACTTCAGCATCCGCCGTAATAGAATATGTTCCAATAGAACTTGTTAAGCCTTCAGCAGTTGGGGAAAGTATTTGATTAGTAGTTACCGTTGATCCCGTTCCACTTGTTGCTGTTAAATCTTCTCCTGTTACCGCATAAGATCCACCAGAAGCACCCCATTGTTGGTCTCCCCAACCAATAGTGGCTCCTGTAGTAATATCTTTAGATCTATTCCATCCTGCTCTAATTTCTACGGTAGTAGTAACATCTCCTTCTGACGAAGTAGCGGATGTTCCTGTAATAGGGAAAATATAATCAGACTGTACAATGTACGTACCTATAGGTTGCCACTCTAATTCATTACCTCCAGGTGTTGCATTAGCAATACCTGTAGCTACCGCATTACCAGCAGTAGATGTTAACTCATTAGTAGAGGCAACATCAATAGTAATAATTTGATCTGTAACAACTGTTACATCTTCAGTAGATGACGTGAGGCCTTCACCTGTAGCTTCTACAGGAGCATATTCATTCCATGCACCTGAGCCCCAAGTCAGTCGGCCCCATCCTTGGACGGAAGCCATAATTTATCTCCTATGCGATTCTTAAAATTGCAGCAGTAGCTTCAGCAGCAGGGAATGTAATTGTAAATGTTCCAGCAGATGAAGATTTAACTCCACCAAAATCTAAAACACAAACAGCAGCATTCGTAGTTAATCCTGATACCGTAGAACTATTATAAATTACAGCAGCTTGAGCTGAAATAGTTGCACTGGTAAATGATAAATCAGGTGAAAAATCACAAACAGCCGTATCTCCAGATAATACTGGTGTTACGGAAGTTAATGCTCCTCCTCCTTCAGCGTAGGTGCCTGAAGCAGCTACTTCATCAGTTTGTTGAAATACTGTTGTTGATTTACTTAATGTTGCTTCTGAATCGTAAAGCGCTAATTTAAAAGTGTTCCCTGTCGTAGCCGTAAAGTTATGTAGGCCTTTCAGGATCTCCACTTTAAAACTGTTACAAACAGCTTGATTTATTGCCATAATAATCTCCTATGGGTTCCTTGACTCGAGAGGGATACGAATAACGCCGTCTCGAAATTCGTCTCTACGGTCACGCCCCATCTCATATGTGGCTAAATACTGTACAGACTCGTTAAACATTTTATCATAATATTGTATCATATCTGCTGGACCTTTCAAGTATCCAAGTGCTTGTAAAATACAACCATATAAAAGCACGTTCGGAGCGTTTTGACTTAACCAAGTAGACGTTTGTGTACTGGATAAACCAT